GTTTTGCGCTTCAGAAAGCTGCTGACCGAAACCGCCAAGGCCTTGAGATAAATTGCGAGCCTGCACCTCTAACGGAGAAAGACCAGCTATTTGCTGAACTGGTATGGGTATAGGGCGCGCTAGCATCCCGTATTCGGGGTTGAAGTACAGATCTTGTAGCTGTCTTGCAGCTAATTCTTGTGCGGGATCAGCGTATGTTTGTTGAGCACTTGGCTGAACTGTGGGTACAGCTGTTTCAACTTCTTTTGTTTTTGAGTCAAAGATTCCCATTAGGCCTTCCTCATCGCCTTTTCACCGGCACGCTGTAGCGCATACATCATGCGAGCGCCCTCTCTACGCTGCTCTGCCTTAGACTTACCAGCACCTTCTAGCCTTCCAATACCCCTAACAGCCTTGGCGTTTACAACAAACTCACCATCGCTAAGCATCGCGGGTATGTCGTCAGATGTTTCAGTGCCTGGGCCAGAGATAGGGCCATTCATGCGAGGAAAATCAACATCGCCGCCACCTGCAAACCCCATCATGTTGAGACTTGCGCTTGAGGGAGAGGCGCTTTCTTCGCTAGGCATAAATTGGCCTGCAATTGTTTTTAAGTCCGCACTAAGCCCGCCTGAAGGCTTCTTCCCTGTCTTTATAAATTCTATTAACTCTTCACGAGTCATATCTTCTATACGCTTTTCAGAAAGACCACCAATGCCGCCAGAACGCGCAGCCATATTTGCGTTGTAATTCTGCATTCCTTTCAAGGCAATATCTTTAAGGCTACCTAAACCTTTTGCAGCTGCGCCGCCAAGGGCGCCAGCCCCTTGAGCAAGAGCGCCTCCTGCAGCCGCAGCACCTTGGCCTATTGCGCTCATCAAGCCACCTATAAACATTCCTTGCGGCTCAAGCGATGCAATGCCGCCATCGGCCATACCTATATACCCTGGCACAGAAACGTCTATCTGATCGTTTATGTATTCTTGAAAAGTATTGAAAGGTGGAAGGCCTTTGTCGGCTCTTTCTTCGTTTATCTCATCCAAAAATTCTTGTTGATTTATTATGAACCTATCTGGATCAGATAGGTCGACATCATCTTCATCTCCAGTTGGAGTACCGTCAGGGTTGACTCGAATAACCTGTGGTTGCGTTCCGGCTGGGACGTAGTCTGCTGGCGGTTGAGGCTGAAGGAGTGGCCCGCCAACGTTTGGCGCCATTGTTTCGTAATTTAAGTAGTTGGCGCCGCGAGCACGCTGTTGTTGCATGCTCCCAGCAAATGGATTAGCCATGCTAGGAGGAAGAAAGCTTGTAGTTCTTGCAAAGGCAGGGTTTATTGTCGCTAGAGGACTAGGAGCAAATCTTTGCGTTGAGCCAGGTTGATTAAGAACTTCTTTAGTTCTTTGCTTCGATAGCTCTCTTAATTCTTTTGTGGACTCTTTAGATGACATATTAACACTTCCACCTGCGTCTAGCTTGCCGTAGCCTTGAGTTAGGATCTTTCGCTGCCTTTGGAAACTTTTTCATTTGCCCAGCAGATCGAGCGCAGAAAGACTTCCTGCGCTTTGCACGTTTACCTGTGGGCTTGTCCTCCGTTACCGCCGTCTGGAGTTTACTACCAGGATTGGCCTTACGATACGCTTTTACACCCGCTTCTGTCATCCCCGCGCCTTCTTTTGTAGGGCGAAAATTCTTCTTATTACGCTTTGGCATTTTATCGCGCTTGCGTTTACGCACCGCGCCACCATTTGAAAACTCTTCGGCATAACGTTTAAACATTACGAATACCTTGTTTTCTTGCGACGATCAGACATAACGGCGCCACACCCTCTATGATTGCGTATGGCCTCACCACCATTGGCCTTTCTTACCACTTTGCGTCCTTTCGCAGAGGCTGGTGAAGTAAATGTTTTTACATTAGTAGGCTTACCGCCTACACCTTGTGGCTTGGCACGCTTTCGACGCACTGCGCTACGTCGCTCAGCCTCGGTCATTTGTTTTGCTTTTGCCCTAGGCACACACTTAGGGTACTTGCGCTTTGATCCTTTTACTTTGGCACGCCCGCAGGCTTGAAACTTACCGTCTTTCTTCGGTGCTCCAATATCTACCCAGTCGCCCTTCGGGCCTTTGCCAAACCAATCTTGTAGGCTCATGTCACGCCTGCCATCCTAGCTCTTTTGGCAACAAAGCCACCGGCATTCTTGCGCACCACTCGCCTACCTCTTGCAGATGCAGGAGATGTGCGGACTCTCTTGGCGGCTGCAGATGTGCCGCTACTTTTGGGCTTTGGCCCCTTGAAGTCTTTACGCTTTTTACCAGATGGGTCTTTGATCTTGCCCGCACAGATCTTGCTGGCATAGGCATTTGCGTAAGCTGATGGATAAACATCAAACTTGCGCTTGGCTGCTGCTTTGCCCCTTGGGCATAGTTTTGTCATGAACCTACACTCACTACTATATTACCGTTAGTTATCACTTGAACTGCGCCTACAAGTGCAGTCGCTTCAAGCGGATCAGTGGTGTACGGCAACTCTTGAGATAAACTTATCCAGTTGTCGCCATCGTACACCTGCAACACATTGATTGATGTGTTCCAAATAATATCGCCTCTGTTGAACTTTAACTCATCCCGCTGCGTTCTGGTAAACAAAGGCGTTGCGTCTGGGTCAAGAGAATCAAGACTCAACTCTAGCAAACGCACTGTTCTGTTAAACGTGCCTCCATCGACCATCTGGCCATTTTGAACAAAGGGCAAACGACCTTGTAATACTTTGCTCATCGTCTGCCATTTGGCTGCACATCTAACCGAGTGCCGCCAACCCTAAATCCAACACCGAGTCTTGCGCCTGTATCTCCGTCGTCATCAGACTCAAAGCGTACAACCGCCTGCCTACCACGAGCTCTAGCATCAATTTTGGTGGTGCTAGCAGTAAAAGCCGTCGTCTGATCCGTGGTTAGTGAGTCACCAGGAAAGTTGCGCGCTTTAATAACAAAGTTCATTGTTTGATCAGAACCGCCGTCACCTGTGAACTTAACGTCTGGTATACATCTGCGAATAAATTGAAACTCCTCGCCATCACCCAAGTCAAAGTCCGCACTTTCTATAAAAACGTTATCCATGGGTGAGCCGTCATCATCAAAGCCAGTTTCATGCGAGAATATGTAGTTACTGCTGCTAGATGTACCAGCTGCGCGAGGAAAGCTTTCAAGACCTTCATCAAGCCACGCTGTTCTAGAGAGATTGCCTATGGCCCAAGTTTGCTCAACGTAGTTGTAGGTTACATATCGATCAATCACTGTGTTCGTGCCAGAGCAGTAGAACCAACCTACCTCATCAAACTGTTTGTTCACGAAAGCAAACACCTGAAACGCCTGACCCTCATTGAAGTCATCAAATACATAAGACCTGACACTGCATGGCACAGACTGCACGGCGCCTTGGTACGAGTAAAAACCTTTCTTGTCCATCCAAAACACACCAGCAGGCGTGTTAATTGAAGCATTTGGGCCAATAAGACTGACGCCCTCGTTGATTAGATTCAGGCCAAAGGTGAACGGAGCGCCGATAAACTGCAAACTGTAGAGCGCAACATCAGTCCACACGAGTGTCTCTTGTCTAGCTCGCAAGCCGCCAATAATCTGTGATCCTGCAGAACAGCGTAGAGAACCAGCCGTGTTTGTGGATGTTGGGAACCATTCCGCCGGGTTCTCTTGGTCAGAGAATGCAATTAATAGCGGGTCAGACGTACCTGTCCTTGCGGTCGCTGTATCGTTTATTGGGTCTGCGCCGAGAGCAATGACGTGTCGGTCTACGTCAGAAACAAGCACTTGCAGCGCAATCGTGGGCGTAAAGTTAGCGCCTGTTAAGTCTGCAATATCTACGGCTCTATCCGTTCCCAACGTCTTTGCGCTTGTATCCCAGTAATAAATCCGACCTGCCCGCACATTTGCTATAAGGTCTTCGCCAAAACTGTCTAAAGACCAAAGCCGAAGCTGATTCAAAGAACTCAGCGCGCTTGATGAACCCCAGGTGCCTGAGCCCCATGTATCAGCGCCCCAACCTGTGCCAGCAACAAACACATCAAGGCCGACATTAATTTGATATGCGCCTACTGTTGAGCTACCACCATTGCCACTGTCGCTGCTGTTAGCCGTTACCGTTGCACCAGAAGTGTCTTTTGCTGTAATGACATACACGCTAGTACTGGTAATCGAATCAATCTCATACTCTTGATTCAATACAGCAGCGACAACATTCCCACCAAGTGATGCAGCGCCAGAAAAGGTCACAAAGTCGCCTTTGGCAGCACCATGGGCAGTGTCAGTCACGTTGATTGAGCTTGATCCGTTTGTTGCGCCAAACGTTACATCGCCTGCAGATGTGGTAGATCGTATAGGAGTGATGTCGTTATAGTTTGCGCCGGACTGTATGTAGAGCTTGGTACGAGTGCCCAGGCCTAGCAGCTTGGTGCCGGATAGAGAAGTCCATCCAAATAATTTCCTGCCCGTGCCATTGAAAGAAGCAGTAATAAATTTAACCCAGCCGCCTATTTTTTCAGGCAGGCCTTTGCGAAATCGAACAAGATTGCCATCAAACCAACCACCTTCGGCAGTGTAATCAGTGCCTTCTTTGTTGATGCCAGGATTAAATATGTACTTCTGCAGGGGCATTACTGATACTCGCCGTCGCGGATCATTTCAGTGACTCTAATGGCGCGAGTGCCTACCTGCTGCGCCCACTTACTATCCATAAATTCGTCTGCCGCAATATCAAACTGCTCGCGCGACATGGCCTCAAGGGCTTTGACGAACCCTCGCAATCTGGTCAGACCAAGGTTGAAGCACATGTCGATCATTGCATCTTGTCGCGCTTCGTTGATGCCGTTAAACCAAAAGTATGTGTCTGCAAGCTCGCTCTTTACTCGCGCTATATCATTCTCAAGTAAATATTCGATCTCATCGTCAGATAGCCCAAGGCCAGACTCTGAGATGTTGCGACCAACACCTATGGTTTCGTAGCCAGCGGAGCACAAATAAACTTTAGACTTGACGCCTTCGTGGCGTTTAATCATTTCAACTAGCTTGCTCATTACCTCTCCCGCGCTACGGAGTTGACCTTCTCGTAGGAGCGCATAGCGCCCAATCCGAGCATGCCCATCATAACGGGCACTAGAAGGGTTGTATCTACCTCTGGCACAGCTACCCAGATGCTAATTATGTTGGCGATGATAGTGTTGTAGAGCAGGCCCAGCGCACAGATCCAACCGATTGCCGGGCGCCACCCGGCAACAAACAAGCTCTTGTGCGCCGCTTCCATCTTGTTGATTTCAAGCTGGCCTTTGAGAGCTTCTTGAGCGTGGCGCTCTGACATCGTTGCGATCTCATGTGCCAACGCATTCTTCTGATCTTTGTCTTCGATGAACTTATCCAGCAAGCCTGTAACTGGGCCGATTAGCTGTCCGACTAAACTCATAATCTATTTCCTATTTGACCAAGCTTGTGCGCCAAAAAACGCAGCCAGTATACCTGCAACGGACACAAAGTAGACCGCAGCCATATCGCCCAGGATAGATGCCGCTTGGTTCATTCCAAAAAACTCACTGACAACGACAAGTGATGGGTATAGCAACATTCCCCAGAGGGCAAACCATGACATAGCACGCTGAGCGTCTGCTCGTTCATGCCGTAAGCGTAGCTCCTGCAATTCTTTGCTCGTCTGTAGCTCTTCATCTGTGACTACGCCATCGCCATCTGCATCGTATTCGGCGTATTCACTACCGTCTTCTAATCTTTTTGCTGCCATATCAGTCATAGAATTGTATGTTTGGTCTGACTTTAACAGGGATACAGTACGCTGTAATGTTTTGCTGATTATTCAATCGCTTACGCTCTACAGGCTTAACCGTTCCTTGTTCCAGCCAGTAAGCAAACTGATTACACCTATGAATGTTGCGAAAGTGAAACTGGCCTGCCACTTGCTCGCCCTCTACCAACATGACTAGCAGGAACGCCATTATCATCCGTAAAGCCTCAATATAATTGCAAAACCCCCAGCGATTATTGTTCCGCCCACAATTAGGGTAGTGCCTCCAACCAGGATTTGGTTTATGAGATGTTGTCGCTCTTTTTTCTTGCGAGCAATCATCCTCAAATGATCTTGTCTATCACGATCTTGCTGAGCCTTCGCGGCCTTGAAGTCATCAAGGAGCTTCGGATCTGCCACAAGCAGTAGGTCATGGACTGACTGCCAGTGGCGCTCATATTGGCGCTTAATCATCTGGAGCTTTAGGATTTCATTCTGCGTGAGTGGCTTAAACGTGCTCTGACGACGCTCAGCCTCAAAGTTCGTTATGCCCTCGCCAAAGTCAGAGATCATACCCATAACTTGGTGGACGCCTTGCCCAGTCTCGTTGCATTGAGCTATCAGCCCATTCAAAGCCGAGAGGGTGGCTGTGGCCGCCGCGATTGATTCAATTACCATTGGGGGTCACCCCATGAAAAACTGCGGCAATGCTGCCGCTGCAATCAATGCGTACAGTCCGTAAATAAGATGCTCTAGGTGCTTAAACTTGGCAGAGCCTTCTGCAAGACGCTCTTCGATACGCTGGTAACGCAAGGCACACTCACGCTCATGGGCGTTGACTTCGTTCAATGCTTGTTCGCCTTTATCGCTCATACCGATACATTCACTCTCTGGGTAGGCGCTAATGGTTGCGCTTCTACCTTGTTACCTTCTTTGGTGTACATAGTCGGTATGATTGTTTCCACCGCCTCGCGCACAGTCTCGCCTTCAGCGCCTGTTCTTAACCGCTCTTGCTTTTGTACAGCGACTTGCTTCCAACTGATCTGCGCTGTGTCATTAATGCTTATGTCCATCTTGCTGTCCCTCTACAGGAAAACAATTGATATTGGCGGCTACTGTCCTTCGCTCGCCTTCCCCCTGAAAAGGGTAGACCATATGTTGCATCCAACTCGGAAACATATATAGCCTTCCCACTTGCGGCCTGACTACGACATTCTGCGTAGGCTTGAGCCGCTCTCTATCCCATGTGCTGCTTTGTCCATAGTTGAAGCAGAGACAGCCATCGCTTTCGCCAGAGGCGTTATACAGACCGTACTCTTGCGATCCCGGCCTTGGCCCCTGCACTATCTGTGGCGGCACCTTCGTCCATGTCGTACAGCTAATACCCATCACAGTTTTAGTGCCATGATCGTGGATCGGGTTGTAATCACCCTCGTAGCTATGAACTGACCATAGCTCATCCATTTCGACGTTTCTGTTCCCGTCCAGCACCTGACCAGATTGGGCCATGAACTGGTTGATATACGTCACACCCATCTCGCACAAGAACCTAGAAAACGGTTTCAGCCTTGGATCTTCGTGGTCCATCACAAGCTGCTCACCTGTCTTGATCTGGCCTACGAGCGTATGCGCTGCGCTGACCTTATCGTTTTGCGTGACTAGCTCATCAAGGTAGTCGTTACACGACTCAACAAACTCTGTCGGGATGTCCAACTCCATCAGAAATACTGACGGTAGCGGGTGCATCTGATACTGAATCTCAGCCATTTACGACTTCTTCAGTCTCTTCCTCGCCTTCTTCGTCTTCTTCTGGCTCAACGAGTTGCGCGTCAGCTTGTACCTTGATCTTCATCATCAAAGGCCATGTGCCTGACTTACTTGGCATATCACCAAGGATCGATAGGATTGCGTTGATCTCGTTTTCTTCTAGGCTAATTTGCACGGTCTATTTTTCCTTTATGGTGTATATGCTTTTGCGGCTGCTACAGCAGAGTCGATGGCGCTGAAGTCTTCTGACCCCCAATCGCCAAGAGCTTTGCCGTGCTCAAGATAACTAGCACTACGCAGTACACGCTCTTGTTTCTCAGCACCTGTGAGGCCGTTGCCAAACTCGTTGTTTGCGTCCAGCACACTGGTAATGACATTCGCGCTGCCTAGCATGGCTGCATACATCTGTGCTTTTTCTTCGTCGGTTCTTACTTCAGACATGATGTCCTCCTTATGATTCTAGCGCGGCGACACGTGCTGTTAATGCCGTAATAATCGCGTCTTGGTCTTTGATGGCTTTGACAAGGATTGGGATGAATTTTTCGTACTGAAGACCGTACTGTTTGCCATCACCCGATAGCGATACCGTAAGGTTTTTCTTTTCTGCAATCTTGTACCCAGCCGCTTCCTCGAGCGCCAACACAGATTGAGCTTTGAAGCCAACGTCCATCCAGTCTTCTTTGTGCGTACCGTCTGGCGTTTGTGCATTCAGATCGTAATCATCAGCATACTTGTCGCCATATTTGGAACGCTTGTCCCAATAATATGTGACAGGTTCTAAGGCTTTTACAAAGTCCAACCCAAGGTCTAGGTCAACGAAGTCAGTCTTATCACGTTGATCTGACGCTACCGTTAAAGCCACTTGAATGTGAGCACTTGTAATATTTTCATTGCCTAGATGAACTTCATTACTGTGAGAAGTTACAACACCACCGGGGCCTCCTGTGCGCCCTGCATCGTGGCCTAAAAGCAAGTTATTAGAGCCACTTGTAACATTAAGTCCTGCGGAAATTCCCACAGCAGTATTGTCGTCACCTGTTGTATCGCCACTACTTCCACCCAGAGCGTTCATGCCGCAACCAGTGTTAGCATTACCTGTAGTTAGTGCGTCACCTGAAAGACCGCCAACGAGTGTGTTGTTTATCCCCGTGGTGACTGTCGTAGCTGCATTGTGACCCACGGCTACATTGTAAGCGTCTGTGCCTGTAGTAAAGTTTTGAGTCTGTAAAGCACCATAGCCTACAGCAACACTTAACCTTCCCAACGTGTCTGCACTCAAAGCACTATAGCCAACCGCTGTATTAAAATACCCCTCTGTCAGAGCATCTCCTGCAAGACCTCCAACAATTGTGTTACGGATTCCATTGGTGATTTGGTTGCCTGCAAGATGCCCAACCGCTGTATTAAAAGAATCCGTAGCCGTAGTAAAATTTTGTGATCCTAGCGTACCTCTACCAATTGCGGTTGATTTAGAACCTAAAGTGTCAGAGGTTAAGGCAAGTGCCCCAATCGCCGTGTTTTCATCGGCGTCTGTTAGGGCGTCACCAGCGTGTGCCCCAATGATCGTATTGCGAATGCCCGTAGTGATTCCGTTACCTGCTTCATGCCCTACTGCGGTATTGTTAGAAGCAGTGTCGGTGGTAAAGTTTTGACTTGATAGCGCAACATCGCCAATAGCTACACTGTGTCTACCAAGAGTGTCAGCAGATAATGCCTGATACCCCACTGCGACATTATCTGTTGCAGAGGTCAAAGCATCACCAGCAAGCCCTCCAACGAGCGTGTTAAGGGTTCCCGTGGTGACGTTTTCCCCAGCTAAGTACCCAACTGCCGTATTGTAATTATTTGTAGAAGTAGTGAAATTTTGAACAGATAGAGCGCCGTAGCCAATCGCAACAGCGTATTGACCTAGTGTGTCGCTAGTTAAAGATGCTGTGCCAAGTGCTACATTACGCGCTCCCTGCGTTAAAGCATCACCTGCAAGACCACCGACGATGGTGTTGAAGGTTCCCGTGGTAATTGATTTGCCTGCTTCATAGCCAACTGCCGTATTATAAGTGCTAGTAGCCGTTGTAAAGTTTTGTGCTTCTAAAGCTGAGTAACCAATTGCAACAGATGCACTTCCTAATGTGTCGGCTCCGAGTGCTGACAAACCTACAGCCACGTTATAGTCTGCATCAGTAAGAGCATCGCCTGCGAGGCTTCCAACAAGGACATTCTGAGTGCCTGTCGTCAGCGCACCACCAGAAGCGTATCCCACCGCTGTATTGTGATCGGCAGCAGCTAAAGCATCGCCTGACAAGCCGCCGATAAAGGTATTGAACTGTCCAGAAGTAATGCTTTTGCCTGCATCAGAGCCTACCGCGACATTGTAAAAATCAGAAGCTGTCGCGAAGGTTTGATCTTTGAGCGCGTTGACTCCAACAGCGACAGAATGTGAACCCATGACGTTTGTGTTAAGAGCGTTGTAGCCTAACGCGACATTGTTACTTGCGCCTGTTTGATTTAAGAGCGCACCTCTACCAACAGCAGTGTTGCCTGCGCCAGTGTTAAGCTTGAGCGCACTTACGCCCACGGCAGTATTGTTTGCAGAGGTTTCGTTAGTTGAAAGGGCTTGGTAACCAACAGCCGTGTTATCTGCACCTGTCGTTATTGCGTCACCAGCTAGACCGCCGATTAATGTTTGACCTGTTCCCGTGGTAATATCAAGACCAGCGTTATAGCCTACCGCTACGTTATACATATCTGTATTTGTAGATGGATTTTGTCGTAGCAAAGCCTGATGACCAATAGCAACACTTCTATCACCTACGGTATTAGCCCCTAAAGAGTCGGAGCCAACGGCTACATTTAAATTACCTGAGGTGATAGCATCGCCTGCTGCGTGACCTACCATCACATTGTTGCTGCCTGTATTGATAGCTTTACCAGCTTCAGCACCAATTAAAGTTACGGATGTTGCCGTGGTGACTGCCGCCCCTGCGCTAGAGCCGACTGCTACGTTATAATTTGCAGCATCATTGTTTTGTGCGGTAAGTGCATTATATCCAATTGCAACAGAGTCTGTGCCAGTGTCCTCTAGGTCTAAAGCTGCATATCCAATGGCTACGTTTTTATCACCCGTAGTCAAAGCCGTGCCCGCTTCATCGCCCACAACCACGTTATAGTTGCCGCCAGAGGTAATGGAGTTACCTGCGTTGACACCTACACGGACGTTGGATGTTCCTGCTGACGCAGTAATGATGTCTGCACCGTCTGCAAAGGTTACGTCTGCTGCAAAGTTTACAGCGCCGTCTACGTCTACAGCGTCAAGGTTGGTGGTGCCATCTACATCTAAATCGCCTGACACAAAGAACGATGGGACAGATAGATCCGTAAACGCATCAACCATCGCAGCGCCTGATCCAGCACCATCGCTGTAGATTGCTTTGGTCTGACCATTCAATATGGTGATGCTCGCGCCAGAGCCTTGGCTGATAATGATGCTCTGTGACCCGCTGGTTGCGTTCTCAATGAACCACAACTTGCTGACCGTGTTTGGCCCTATAGTGATGGTGCAAGTGCTATCAAGAGTGCCAGTATATTTGAGGAAGAGACTGCGGCCCGGATCAGTAGACCCGTCAGCAATAGTAGTAGTATGAGTATCAGCATTCGTTGTAATAGCTTCTGTGCCAAAACTAAATGCCTCTGCAATCAACTCAAGGTTGGTGTTCGTGCTGGTGCCCCAGGTGCCCGCTTCATCGCCAGTAGCAATCTCTTTTAGGCGTAGATCGTTAACATAAGTTGCCATTTAAGCTACCTCTTCCCAATTAGGAGTTTGACTGTCGGTGACAGCAGTCCAACTCGGTGTTTGACTATCCGTTATAGTACCCCAGTTAGGGTTTTGGCCATCATTTATGATGCCATAAACAAGGAAATACCCTATCGCTCCCGTCCCAGAAACACCCGTGACAGATACATTCGCAGTCCCTGTAATCGACACTTCACCCACTTGGCCAGTGGCTTGGACGCCAGTGATAGAAACATTCGCCGTGCCCGTGACTGTAACCGAGCCAACGGATCCAGTGCCAGAAACACCAGTAACACTGACGTTCGCATCAGCGGATACAGTAACCGTTCCCGCAGACCCAGTGCCCGCCACGCCTGTGACAGATACGTTGATACCCGCACCCTGGACGATTGTGACTGACCCGATTGCCCCTGTGCCAGAAACGCCTGTGACAGTGACATTTGCGTCTGCGCTGACCGTGACAGTCGTAACCGCTCCAGTACCCGCAACACCTGTGACCTCGACAGGTATCGCTTCATTCCAAGCGCCTTGGCCCCAAGTGCCTCTGCCCCAACCTGTAACATTTGCCACACGTTATACCCTACTGATTATGGCTACGGTCTTTCTGCTGTTTTAACCAGCGCCGATATTCTTCTTCTGTCATACGTTTCTGCTGAGCCTGCTTGGCCACAACATCCTAAGCAATGCGAATAATAGCGTTAGATGCATCAGCTGCAGGAAACTGAATAGTAAAGTCGCCTGAACTAGAAGTCTTATCTGCGCCAAAATCCAACGCGCAAACAGCTGGGTCACCAGAGGCGCTATCATTAAAAATCAATGCGCCTCGTGCGGTCAGACTGCTAGAGGAGAACGTCAAGTCAGAAAAGTCTGTTATCGCAGTGGTGCCATCATTGCTTGGATCAACACGAGTCAGTGATGCACCTTTGGCGGTGTAGCCAGTGCCCGATATTTCATTAGACGTAGTGTATGCGGTAGTGCCTGCGCCCAAGGAGGCAGAGCTTGTGTACAACGCAAGATTAAATGTGCTGCCACCTGTGTTTTTAAAATTGTGAACCGCCTCCAAGATTTCTTTTTTGAAGGTTGTGCACATTGCTGTCGTTATCGCCATTACAGACTCCTGATTATGTTTGCCATGTCAGCATGGCCTTGTTTTTCCAGTTCTGCGATCAAAGTTGTTCTATCGCTCTTGATGGCTTCTTTAATGTAAAACACTGCAGTTGCCTCTACAGATTGTTTGAAAGCCTCTGCCTGCTGAGCGATCAAAGGATGGCAGTTTCCACCAACACTCACAATCCTATCCGCAGCAGCCTTTGCCCAAAACTCTGGGTCATGCCCTTTGTCTTGAGTCGTTGCCACTAAAACATTGCCTATCTCAAGAGCAGGCGCTTCAAACAAAGACAATCTTACCCCCTGGCAATATCGTATCTATACTCATCTCTTGCGCCATAGCCTTCGCCAAGCTTTTTGAGAGCAGATATGGCCATCATGAATCGCTGCTCATACTGAGCCGCCTCTGCAGGAACCTTCAAGAAAGTAGCTGCCTCTACAAGTGTGCCATACAGCAAAGCATCAGGTGCGTTGTCAGAGAGCCAAGTCGTACTTGATCCCGACGTTGTTGTCAGTGATGCAGGTCGATACTTGTAATGCAGTTCGTATGTGTAGTCAGAATCTGGCGTGGGCCCAAGAAGAAACGTGTTGTCATCGAACAACGCATAATATTTTGTTGCGCCAGTCGTTGTTGCATTTGGCGTGTAGTCTCTAATGAACGACACATGCTTAAACAATGGGTAGGTGTAAACGCTATTAACGATCAAAGCCAAGCTATATGTCGCCAAAAAGTCTGATGGTGTGGCTAAGTACGGAAAGTCTGTTGTTGCATTACCCGTGACGTTCTTTCTAAACACAGGAAGCTCCACATTCTTCAGTATGCGCTCTTCAGCTTCCTCTATGAATGTATCAAGGTCAGCTACAAACGTAGTCTCTGCAGTTTCGCAGTAATCCTGAACCGTGGACTTCAGTGTCGCTAATGTAAAACTCATGTTGTCACCACCGTTACTGTTCCGACAGAGCCAGTTGCGCCATCTATGTTGAATTCTGAACCTATCGGATCACCTGTGGTAGACATCATCTGATTATCATCGATGGTTCTTACAACACCTGCCCCGGCAACCACATCAGGAGAAAGATTAGGCCTAGGGAAACGCAAAGCTTCTGGGTCAGAAACATTATGAATTGGCTCTAGCTGCGGGTGTTTTGGCTCATAGCATTCATTGCAGACACGAAACCCCGTCCACTCTTTTTTTAAAGCTAAGTATTTATACTGAAAGCCACACCTGTCGCATATGGCAATTGCATACTTGCCAGAAGCAAAAGACATTATGCCAACCTAGATCTAAGACCTGGAGATATCGTCAGAGATGCTCTGCTCTGGTCTTGGTCAGCCGCTCTAGCAAACTCTTCTTCATAAAAACCTTTGAGCATTTGCACGCGATCAGGCGCCTTCTTTAACGCTATGTAGTAGGCCAAGCCTGCTGCCAGACAAGGGTAGAATCGAAAAGGCACATCGACCGTATTTACACTAGCGTCTGCATCTTCAATGCGAACTAATCTGTTGATGATTAATTGATCTGTCGAGTTTTCTGATGCTGGCCAGATGTAAAGACGAGGCGTGAGTTGCTTGTCAAGAAAGAACTGAGTCGGCCTTGCCTGAGTAGATTTAGTAGGAATGTTGTAATACTCAGACCTACCTATCTGCTCCATGGTAATGTCTGTAGTCGTAGAGCCTTCAGTTCTTCTGATGACAACATCCAACACATCAATCGTGCTTGCAGACAAGTCAATGAACTCATCGCCAGTTGTTAGCGTGGTTGTGCTATTGGTTACAGTCCATTGATTCAAACCCCTGTTCGCCCAGTCAGCGAACAAGAGGTTCAAAGATCTTCTTGCAGTCACTCCATCGTAGCCAGTGCGGAACTCAAGGCCACATCTTTCAAATGCTTCCTCGATGTATTCCGCAACATCTGGCTCAAAGTCTCTGCTTCCAGAAGTGGCCATTAATAACTCTTTATGACCTCAAGGATCACAGTGTATGTGTCGCCACTACTTGCACCAATTGTGGTGAACTGAACATCGCCAGTTTTACCTGATCCTGCGTTATTGGGTATTCCAGAAAACGGTGTGTAATCGTGCATACCGTTTGAGTCTGGAGACAAGGCAATGATCAATGTGTCTGTGGTTGCGTCATTCAGAAGCTGAACACCCATGCCAACACACTGCCACCAGATCTTTGATATCGCCACCTCTGTGCAGGAGTCACCCCTGCTGTTTGCCTGAAGAGCACTAACGTCAATCTTGGTTACTGCGCTTTCGCCAGTTCCATCGCTAACGTTGGTAAACTTCAGAACAGCTTTGCGATTGTCATCCTGAATTGTTTGTGATGTGACTGTATCAGCCATCTCGCCCTCCTATTACTGGTCAGCAAAAGCAGGCGCAGTAGTGCTCGTTACATTTCCAAAGATCTGATAGTTAGTCGTATCTATGCCAACAATAGTTACCTCAAAGCCAGCAGGAACATTCAACTGTATGCTGCTGTTGGAGTTTCCATCAGAGAATACTGAGCTAACTTCGTTGCCGTCTGTATCTAGGAAAGTAACACCACCAATATAAAAATTAGTGTTGCCGGGAGTAACAATAAGCGCGTCCGTAGCATCAGCAGCGCCGCCAGCGTATACAAACTTGAAAACAGATCCAGCAACAGGAGCCGGAAGCGTATAAGTATTATCTTGGCCACCATCTGGAACAAGGAGAATCCTGCCGCTGTGAGTTGCGTTAGTTAGGGTTACGTTGCCGTCTGAAAGACTAACTGGCGCCCCACCATAGGTGGTGATTTCGGTAATCGCACCGCTAGTTGCGTCTTTGCTGATGGACTTAAATCCATTCTCTGATCGGACTGGACCCGAAAAAGTCGTATTAGCCATGGTTATCTCCTGTCTTGGCTAGTGTCAGGCACGGTATGCGCCTGTCAGGGATGAAATACTTATACAGTAGAAAAAGAAAAGGGGCAACAAGTGCCCCTTTCTTACTGTTCCATGTGGAACAATTATGCGCCTTGTGAAGCGAACACTGCGCGTGGATTACTAAAGCCGAAGCTGTATCGCTCGCGGGCCTTGTAACGCACGTTCCCAGTGTTGAAGTCGCCTTCCATAGAAGTCGCAATCGGGCTGCGCTCAAAGTGCTTGAAGCCATCTGGGCAGTCGGTCAATACGAAGAACGCATCAGTGTCAGTCAAGAAGTGGTTGACTGCATAGCCTTGAGGCAGCAGACCCATGTTCCTGATTGCATTGATGTCGTTGTCCGCAGTTTCGACGCGCCCTGGCGTTTCCAGCAGACGATCAGCTACGAATTGCAGTTGAGGCGGAACAACAAGCTTGGTTCCTTGCAGAGCCAAGATCATGTTTCGATCATCCACAAAAGTAGAGATGCTGATCAACGCATTCTCCAGTGACGTTTCGTTCAAGTCTGCAAATGCAGATGGACGATTTGAGAAGGTGCCGCCACCAGCCAGTGGGTGATCGGTAGCCACAAGTGACTTGCCATCACCGCCAGTGAAAGAGCTAGAGAACGCATTGTTCAATACGTTTGCAGCCTTCACCTGCTTGGTGTGTGCCATGCTTCGTGCAAGAGCCTTCGTATAACGCGCACCAAGGCGGTCATACAAATTATCTTCTACACTTTCCTCGGTTAGCGCGAACGCCAAAGCAACCGTCTCATGCGTGTAACGCGCAGTAAAACCTTCAGAAGCTTGGTCGTATGCAACGCCCTGCCCTTCAGATTTATCACGAGCGTTACCAAAGCCTACGATCAGCACCTCTTCTTCAAACGCTCGGTCTGAAGCTTCGGTTTCAAAGATCTCGGCGTGCTCGTTTTCATAACGAGCGTATTCCATGCCAAATAAAGCGTTGAGGCCAGGCTCTAGCTCTTTGGCTAATTGTGCTCTTGAAATAGCCATTAGTTAGCCTCCTATGCTAAGCCGGCGCCTTTCTGGCCGTAGATTGAGTTCTGAATAACAACAAGAACGTTGGTATTCGCCGTGGCGACATCTGAATTTTCTGGATCAGCAGAAATATCAATCGCTTTAATTGGCAAGCCAGCTGTGGTTGCACCTGTTGCTACATCTAGCTCAGCGCCAGAGATACCTGTAACGGTGCTGCCAGAACTGGTGTACACGATATCGAAGTTGCCGAACAGATCAGCAATTGGGAACGTGTCATCAGCCTGAACTTCATACACAACATTCGGATCATCGATAATGAAAGCGATGATGTCCGAAGCATTGGTGCTTGCAGGGTAGAAGTTGCTGAACACTTGCTCACTTGTTGTGGGATCAGTGTATTGGCAACCGTTGAACACACCAACGATAGGCACAGTGCCTCCGTCGGCGTGAACCTCTACCGTACCACCAGTAACCTGGGCAACCATATCTCCTTGGAAGATAGCGGTTCCATAGTTAGCGGCGATTCGATATCGGCTTTGTCCGCCAGTGTAGGGGCCGCCCCCTATCATCCGAACTGGACGCATTCCAAAAGCGGCATCTTGATTAGCCATTTTTGAATCTCCTAGTTAAACACAATCAAAATGAGGCTACGTTGATTTGTTGCCTCGCCCAAAAGATACCTGCGTCTTTCTCTCTTTCGAGATTGGCATCGCAGGGTGTTCTTCACGCATCAGATCGTTGTCTACAGCATTCATCTGTTGATCAGTCTGTTGTGCGAAGTAAGCATTACGCTCTTCCACAGTCTCTTCTGGAATTTTGGTGAGCATCAAACCACCGACACCGACTGTTCCTGCGTGATTACCATCATCGATAACCGGCAAGTCATAGCCTGCGACTTCGCTTGGATGTACAGGTTCGTACCCCTCACGAAATCTCATGTGTACGTTGGTCTTATCTGCCTCTCCTCGTATGTGGGTTCGCACCCAACGATACTTCATTCCTTCAGGAGCTTCTGGAGTTTCCAATACTTGAGGTGGAGTCCATGGTTTTCTTGCGGCTTTTGAAGACCGTGAAGAAGCACGTCGTGGGGTTCTATCAGAACCAGGTACTGTTGTTTCTTCGCTCATGAATTTTGTAACCTCATTTTCTGTTTTGCGTATTCTTTGAACGGTACTCCAAGCTTCCTTGCTAGTGCTTGTTCACTTGGATTCAGTTCAACTCTACGAGAGTTTTGATTGCGTCCAGTTCCAGTCGTGCGCGATCCAGAGACAACGGTTTGGACGTTGTTGTTGTCTCTCGCGTTATTAAACTTATGAGGAAATGCTTCCCTCATACGTTGATTTAGCTCAGAGTAGTATTCATCTGATTCCAAGTCAATTGAAGGGTTTGCGGCTAATCTTTTATGAATAGCCATGGCTTGGTCTGTCATAACCTCATCTACACCAAACCACTCATTGTCATTAGCCCACTGCTGAGCTTTCTGAGATGGTTCTTGATACTCAGGCTGTTCGTATTCTGGCTGGCCATAATCTTCTTGTTGAACGTATTGATTTTGTTCAACAGCATTTTGTTGTTGTTCAAGCCAGGCAGCGTAATCAACTTTGTACTGCTCAAGGTCGCGTTGATACTGAGCCAGTGCGTTGCGATCAGCTTCAGCCTTTGCAAGCAACTGCTGAGCATCTGCCATGGCTTCTGGATCACCAGATTCATACGCAGTCTTCAGGGTTCTTTTAGCAGCTTCAGCCTGAGTATCAACGCGAGTAGCAAACTCATCGCTGTACGTTTCCTGCATCTTGAGGTTCTGCTCTGCAGTGGACGTTTGCGTTTGTTGGAGTTGAGAGGCAAGTTGTTCGTTTTGTTCTTGCAGATCTTTCGCGTACTGAAGCGCCTGCAACTCTCTGCGCTGATAGTCTTTCGCCTGCTTAACCGCCTGATTGATGCGATTCTGAGCCGTGCGAGCCCTTACCTCTGCTTCAGATAGCTCTTCTTCATTCTGAAGTTCAGGAGCCTCAAAGTCTTCTTGCACAGAATCTTCCGTGACAGGCGAGATGTCTTCCATCTCTTCTTCAGAAAACTCTATGTAAGTAGCATCGTCCTGAACTTCTTCTTCTACGCGCTTGCCTTCAGGCAGTGCTGCGCTGTTTATGTTGTCGTCGTCAAGCTTTGATAAAGCTTCACTTAATGTTTCTTCGGCCATTGTTTTTTACCTATGCTGATTTGATATCGTCTGGATCAAGAATTGTTCCGATTACTTCATCGTCGTTGATGATGCGAACCTCATGATCATCTTCTAAAGAAAATCTGGCGCCTGCATAACGGCCAATGAGAACCCAATCGCCCTCTTTGCACCATGCTTCGCCACCAAACTTATCGTGATCAAGGTAGGCCAAAGGGCCAACTTTCAGAACGTAACAAACAGATGTGGCAAGGTTTTCCTTGCTAACAGTGGACTCAAGCAGTTGTATGCCGCCGTCTGTTACACCTTTGCCTTTGTATGGGAGAACAAGAAGTCTCCAGCCAGAGGGTTCAGGCATTCTTTCAACTAACGTTTTATCTAGCACAGATGGGTCTAAGACCCGGTCACTCACATATGCATCCGTAATGGACGGTGTTGCGATGGAATCTAATGATAGATCACTCATCGAGGGGATCTCCTTCAATATGCAACGCTTCTTTTAGTTCCTCACGAAGGGTGCGAAGCATCGATAACTCACCCATCGCAAATTTGTAGTCCTCCATATCCTTGATATTGCCAGAGGTTATGTAATCAATATGAGACTCCTCATACTGATCTATCTTCTTATAAATGTAGGCCGCGAGAGATATTGAATCCATTTAACGATATGGGAGAAATTCTGTAATTTGATCTCGTCCTAAAGGAAGCCCTATCCTTGCACCAGGAGGCCTTGGTGCAACAAAAACTGGCCTTGGTGCGCTCATAAAAGGCTCTGCATCAGGCTGCGTCTTTGGCGGGCTAGGAGCTTGCTCAAATACAGGATCAGGCCTTGGAACATAAGTCGGAAAGAAGTCAGTTGGCTGTGGATTGCTTTGAGCCATTCCTGCATAAGGCGCCAACGCCTGCATAGGTGCTTGCTGTCCGTAACCACCAAAGGTGCTGCCAGGCGGTTGAGGTGGCTGCATACTTCTTGCCATGCTTGCTGCATAAGGGTTGTACGACTGCCCAACAATGTTGCTAGGAATCAAAGAATCTGGAGTACCAAGGCTTGATGTTGGCGGAACATACCTGCCTTCCATCTTAGGTGGAGGCGGGGGAGGCGTCATAGTAAATTTAGTGTGCGCTAAATTTATTTGATCCTTAGGCAGTTGAATATTGTACTTCTTGCCTTTCTCACCAAATATGCCCGTCTTATCAACAAAGAAATCGTCATTGATGAGTTTTCTTTTCAACTTATCTGGGTCCATCACACCAGAGGCGAAAAGCTGCCCAAGCATGTCTGATCTCAAATTTCCTACAGGTCGTCTAGCTTCTTCTTCCTGCCTCTTCCTTGAAGCTTCTATGTCAGCCTTGGAAAGTTTTATCTTCCCAGTGCCTCTATACCCAGCAGCGTAAGCAGCGTCTCTTTGAGCTTTGCTTGAAAAGATTGGAGTGTTTCCATCCATCTTAATATTGTTTGCTTCGGCGTATTCTTTGAACCGTCTAGCGGCTTCAACACCTGTTATACCTTCTTCATACAAAGGAGGGCCGGTGTATGGGCTCTTTTTTTGTGGTGTAGTTTGCTGCTTGGGTGGTGTGTACCCTTTGTTTGCAGCAGCCCAGTTCTTCTTGAAGGTTTCACCGACCTCAGAACCTTTAACTGATGTGGGCATCGATCCTGCAAACCCACCAATTGTGCCATAATAGGTGTCAGTTTCAGGATCGTATCTATCAAATACAGTAGTGCCGCTACTTACTCTTCCGCTTCCGGGCTGGCCTTCAAAACGGCTGAAATCTCGCTTTGGAAGTTTAAATACAGGGGAAGATGAATCGGCAATTTTCTTAGGCGCAGTTTTCTTAGGCGCAATTTTCTTAGGCGCAGTTTTCTTAGGCGCAGTTTTCTTAGGCGTGGTCTTGCGAGGCGTAGTTTTGCGCGAAGTTGTAGGTGCCTTTATTTGGCCTGAAGCAATCATCTGTTCAATTCTTTTGCGGACGCTCTTGGGTATGTCAGGCATGCCTGGATAAGATTCACGCCCCAATTCACCTATGCGCGTGACTGGTCTTTTTCTAGCGACAGGTTTCTTAACTGCAGGCTTTTTGCGTACAGGCTGCACAGCAGGTCTACGACGAGCGACTGGCTTCGTCTTTTTGGCTGGCGCTTTCTTAGGTAAAGATTGTATTCGCTCCTGTATCTGCTTCATGATTTCAGGAGGTATCGTTGGAGCAGACACTCTTCTTGTTGGCACTTTTGGCTTAGGCGCAGATCGAACACGGCGTCGAGCAGATGGTCTGCCGACAGGAGATCTTCTGGTTCTATTACCTACGCTGCTTGATCTTCCGCCCATCGTTAATACCTACATGAATGTTTGCATGTTAGTAGGCAGCCCCATACCTCTAGGCTTGCCATCAAATCCGTACTGCATTTCAAGTTGTCCACGGCCTCGGCTTTGTGCGCGCCCTCTACCGCCAAACATTATCCCGCCCACCATTTGTTGAAGTTGCCTAGCAGATGGCATTCGAGGTGGGCGGCCACCAAACATTCCGCCTGCTGCTTGCGCTTGTTGCGCTTGTAATCTTTGCGGCCCTTGACTTTGGAATCCACCGCCAAACATACCTGGCATCATTTGAGAGAAGCCACCAAACATAGGTGGCCTAGGCATAGGTTGTGGCCCAAATCCGCCACCAAACCCACCACCAAAGCCGCCAAACCCACCACCATACATGGGCGGTTGCGGACTGTTAAACTGTTGCTGAGGAAAAGCAAAACCTCCCATGCCGGGCATCTGCATACCGCCACCCATACCAGGGAAGTTTTGCTGTGGCATACCAAAACCACCACCGAATCCACCACCAAAGCCGCCACCAAACATAGGTGGTCTAGGCATAGGCTGTGGCCCAAAACCTCCACCAAAGCCTCCGCCGTACATGGAGCCACCCGGCCCTGCGGTGCCTAATGGATTAGGGCCAAAGCCTGGCCCACCAAGAGTGCCCATCATGGATGGTGGAGGTCGATTTGAGATTGGATCAGACTCATAAGCCCTATACATTGAAGACAGGTCGCCTGGAAACATGCTCATTAGTAGATCCCGCTGAACTTCTTACCGCGAATCGCTGCGCCACCACCACGCATTTCACCTGCGCCATAAGGAGCAGAAGAAGTAGGCGTGGCTACAGACTCACTTTTAGCATAGTTCACAGTGCCCTGATCCTTGATAGACACCTTGCTATCAGTGACCTTTGGCTGGGGAAAACTCGTTTGACGCTTGATCATGACTTCTTACCTTTTGGTGTTGATTTGGCTTTGGCCTTTGGAGCAGCCTTCTTTTTAGGTGCTGCCTTCTTTTCTGGTGTTGGCTGCGCAACTTCTTCAACCTTATCTTCAACGAGTGCTGGAGTTGGCTCTTCGCCTAGGCGTAACCTTTCTTCTGCTTTGTTGACGGCCTTTTGAACTGCGGCCATCTTCTGTCTTACTGAACTCATTGTAAATCCCTCTTTTGATTTACTGCCTGAAAAAATCCTTGGCAATATTCTCTGCAGTTTTAGCCATCTGTGCAGAACGTTGCAAGCCTATTCGCTCACGGGCCACATCGTCCTTCATGTCAGCGATCTCTTTCTGCAAGTCCATGCGCTCATCAGCCATGTCTGCAGTGTTATCAATACGCTCTGCCTCAAGCTCAATACGTCGATCAGCTTCGCTCGCTTTACGTTGCAGATCTGCTTCTTTGATATCAAGCTCACGATCACGCAGGTTGACCAGCGGGTCATCTTGCTGTGGTGGTGCAAGCTCTGGAGCAAGCTCTTCTATGATCTGTGTTGTGATCTGAGCAACCTTGTCTTCCATAATCAACTGCATCTGCTGTTGCATTTGCTGCATCTGCATCTGAGCCTGTTGCGCAGCCATCGGGTTTACTTGCGCCTCTTGCTGCATCTGCTGTTGAGTCTGCTGCATTTGCTGCTGCATCTGCATAACTTCAGGGTCTTGCTGCGCCATTTCACGAGCCTTGAAATCAACATGCTGGAATATATGTGCCTGAATCATGGCAGAAACCTGTTGTTGTCCCGGTGGCATGGCAGCAACAATCGGTGACCTCAACAGCGCCAAGTGCGACTTGATATGCGCATCATGGTCTTGATCAGCAAATGCCAGTGCAGGCTGCATCTGCAAGAACCCAGCGTTCTCCATGGCGGGCGACATAGGCTGTGGCTGTGGAGGTGGTGGTAACACCTGCTCAATCTGCTGTATGCCCATGGCTTCGTACATACGACGATACGCTTCGTACATGCCCTGTGGCCCATGGATCTGCGGATTAGATTGCACCATCTGCATCATCTCTTGAGCAAGCATCACGCGCTGGCTCATGGAGAAGATATTCGGGTCAGACACAGGAATGATGTCGATACGATCATCGAAGTCCTGTGCCAACAACTGCTGCTGACCACTAGCGATCTGATACGGATACGCCTTGATTGGTGACTCTTTGATCACCCGTGCAAGCAGATTGAACTCAACCTTTTGGCTGTAGTGCATGCGCTTGTGTATCGCGCTCATCACCTTGGTGCCACGCTCAAGTAACGCAATCGTGGTGCCGACAGGCGCCTGCTGGTTACCGTCACCAACCTGCATATCACCCACAGAAGCAAAGCGACGGCCTGCATCTACCAACATACCAAGTAACTGCAACAAAGTGCCGCTTGGTTCTTGAAAAGGCAGAGGCATCAACGCATCGCGCAGCGACCCGCCGGGTGCATCCATATCCCTGAACTCGCCAGGCTGCAGCGGCACATCGCTATCACGAATACGAATGCCGCGAGCCTTGAAACCTGCAGGTAGATTAGCCAGCGTGCCAGCGTCGATCAGCTGACGCAGAATCGAAGTGGATGCCTGAGACAATCCACCAATCATATGGGTCAGACCAAAACCGTAAAAACCAACACCTGGCAGAAACTTGTAATGCACAAAGTAGTCAATGCGACGGCGCATAATGTCCGTTTCGACATAGTTCCTGCGTATCGAAAGAATCGTGTTTTGCTTGGGGAGTAACGTGACGATGTACGGTAGCTTGATACCTGTGTCTTCACCTTGCGCATCCTTGTCTTCAAAGCCTGGGATATCAAGCTCAACGTGAACTTCCATGAGCTCTGCTTCGTAATCACTAGAACTACCAGATGGCTTCACGCCCTGCAGTTCATCAATCTCTTCCTCAACATCCGTAGAAGAATATGTCGTATCGTCAGACTCACCAGAAATCTTGGTCTTGCGATAAAAGCCCGTCTGTTGAAGCTTGCGCACTTCGTTCATCGACATGTCAATCACATGCGTGATACGCACCGCATTATCAAGACTGGTGGTGCCGTAAGGCACAATCAGTTTTTCAGATGGAATGAAACGAGAAACAGGACGACCTAGTGACTGGTCGAAGTGAACCTTACGAAATGCGCTGCCAGACAAAGGCAAATAAAACAGCAGCTGGTCAGTCTCAGGATCGTATTCCTTCATCTCCTGAGTGATCAGATAGTTCATGAACTCCTGAACACGAGCGGCCTGCAGATCTGTCTGCGGCGTGCCCATACCCATGACCATGGTCTTAACCGGGCCACCAGCAGGTAATAATTCTTTGTATGCTTGTGCTTGGAACTGAGTGACAGACTCAGCAAGCAACGGATGAATCACACCAGATGCGCCCTCAAAAGGCTCAGTGCGATCTTCAAACTTCATGCCCAAGAACTTCAAGCCCTCGGTATACTGATCAACCCACTCTTTGCGCGATGACTTATCGTCATCAATGTCAGCCATCAAGTCAGAATAAATTCTGCCCAGATCAGACTTATCAATGACTTCAGCTAGGTTAGAGTTGAACGGGAGAGGAATGTCTTCACGAAGCTCGTCTTCGCCAAACACCATGGTGCCATCGTCCATGAGCGCGGCATCTTCGTCATCCATGCCATCAAACATAAGATCTTCAGGAGACTCTGCTCCGACCTCGATCTCTTTAGTGTTGTCCTCGATCCCTAGCTCATCGACATCAACGTCATCTACACCGCGCTCTATGGCCATGGCATGCCCTTCTTGAGTTTATCTCATCTGGTCGAGTTTACTCTTCCTCAGTATCGTGGCCACTGTCCGCATACAGATTATCGAAGATACGATTCACATCTAATGTGTAATCCAAATCCGACTTACTGTAGTGAATGTGTTGAGAAGGCTTGAAGTCAGGTGCCCCACTGCCAGTCTCAAACCACGCAGGATGCGTCACTCGCACCCTGTTGTTGGGCAAAGCTACTATATTCCCAGTCCACTCGCCAGCATCAAGTAACTCCATCACATGCGATTGTTTGTGCTGCGCAGGATCATCAGCGATCTCATTCTCCGCATAATCAACCGTAAACAGATACTTTGCTGGGTACATGTTGCCATCGATCTTGGCAAGCCAGGGGCATGGAGTAGCGCGATCTAGAACGTATACAGCATGAGTGTGAGAAGAGCAGTCCCAAGGCTGGGCATCGTGTACTGCCATAGGGACGGGCCAGTCTTCAAACGGTGTGTCCGCCACCAAAGCAGTGATCGGCATCCTCGCCCACATGGCCCCGCCATGAACATTTGGTTCGTCCTCTTCGTCATCGACTTCACAGCCCGTAAAGATTACCTGAAAGCTCAAGCACCTCGTGGGCATGGTGGTCACAGCGATTGCCATCGCGTGTAAGAACTCGCCGTGATATTTCTGATGGTTGTGTGTGTACTCTCTTCTCACCCAGCACTTGAAGTGCGGGATGTTGCTTTGCAGGTATGGCAAACTATCTTAGCCCCACTTGGTTTCCCACTTGGTGACCATTCCTCCTTTTGATTTTTCTAGCGGGGTGCCAGATGGCTTGATCCCCTTCTTCTTCATTTCAGCACGACCAACGCGCTTCATCAACTCGTAGCCTCCTGCAGCACCAGCGCCTGCAGCAGCGGCACCCGCCGCAACACGATTGCGCGTCTTTTTCGCTGCAGTTGCAGCACGCTCTCGGTCAGCAATCGACGGTCCTTTTTTGTCACGCATGGATTTTGGCGTGGGCTGCTTCTTAGAAGCCTCTTGCGCTTTCTTAACGGCAGTCTTGCCATATTTCTTAATCGCAGCATCAACGCCTTTTTTGGCGATAAAAGTGATGATAGGAAAAAGCGCGACAGGGGCAGGCATTACTTCTTCATCGCCTTGCCGTATCCACGAAGCGCAGCACCTACACCGCGAGGCTTAGTGTTTCTGCGAACAGAACCACCCTTAGCCATGCCCTTCTTGGTCATAGCGCCGCCTTTGGCGTAACCCTTCGGCCCCATCTTGCCACCCTTGGCCATGCCCTTGGGCTTCATCATGCCGCCAGCCTGCATGCCACCGGGCTTACGTCCGCCTTTGGCACCACCCTTTGAAGCCATCTTCGACTTCATCATGCCGCCGCCCATCATCTTTTTGGTGAGATCGTTAGGGCCCTTGCCATCAGCTGCAAATGCAGGAACTTTCATCCCGTTCACAGTCTTCATGGGCATGCCGCCATTTTTCATGCCCGTGGGTCTGCGGCCACCTTTCGCGCCACCCTTTGACGCCATCTTGGATTTCATCATGCCGCCCATGGCTTTTTTCTTTGCGCCACTTTTCGCATACGCAGGTCCTGTCTTACCAAACTTTACACCTGGCTTCGCCTTTGGCGGACGCTTGTTATTGTCCTTCATGTAGTTGGCATATTCCCTAAGAGTCATGCCACTGTCTTTCAGATTATCTTTAGAAATATTCAAACGACCATCAAGCATGTACATGCTTCTTCCAGAACCAATACGTTCTTTCTTGATTGTGCTTCTCTTGCCTTCAGTCTGGCTTCGTGTGCCAGTGCCAGTAGATCTATTTGAAGATTTGGCGCCCGTTGCAGCTGCAGCGCCAGCACCAACAAGCGCAGTTGCCCCCGCAGTTGATCCAGCGCCTTTAGCTATTTGAGACTTTCTTTTATCAACAGCCTCCTTCCTAGCAGCCGCTTGTCTTTTGCGTTGGCCAGCCCTGGTCTTTGAAGCTTTGGCTTTAGCCTCTGCAGCCTTCTCAGCCCTAAGCTTTTTGACCGCAGGGTCTTTGCTTTCAGAAAATGCCTTCAAAGGATCTTTGTCTTTTGCAAGCTTCCTGCCCGTTCTTCTCCTAGCGGCAGCTTGAGCTTTCGTAAGCTCGGAGGGGGTTAAAAAGTCATCAATTTTTTTAGAAGCAGCATCTAAAAGTTTTCTAACCTTTGCCATGAGAGATCTCCTTTCCCCGTAGGGTATGCCCGTATGGGGGCTTAATAATATGCGCGCCTATCTCGGTATACTTCTTCTTCATCCTCGTCAGAATAAAGATTGATAAAGTTACCCTGTCTGAATCTTAGTATTGCCTGCGTCGTAGTGTCCACATAATCATCGTGCGGTGCAAACGGAAATGCAGCGCACTCCTCAATCACCTCATCCGCAAATACACGGTCAGGTGCCCACACCATACCAGCCTCAAACACAGGACTCGCCGCATGAACACGAGTCATCTTGTCATTGCCCCTAGATGGCCGATAATTCACCACAGGAATGCCCATCGCCCGTAATTCATGCGTCAATGGCGTACCACTCGCCTGGGCCTCAATCAACACCATGTCAGGGTTGAACTCAACATACTGCTCCTGCGCAACGGCCTTCAACTCAGGGAAGTCCCACCGGCCTTTCTGCGCATCCAACAAGATAATCGCATCACCCATGCCCTCCTGTGGCGAAAATACGCCCCAGGTGGTGATAGCGGAGTAGTCCGCCGTCTCCTTCTTAGAAAACGCCGTATCATACGACTGAATAACATAATGACACGCAGGAGGATCTTCAGCTTCCCATAGCTGCCACCACTCCCGCTTGATAATCGCACCCTCTTCCGACGTAGGATTCTGCTGATACTGCGCATTCCACTTGGAAACAGGGATCGACGCCTTAACTGCATCCAACTCCTCCTTCTTCCAGAACTCTGGCCACAACACATTGCCCGAATCTTCAAAAATCGCAGGCAGTTCCACCACTTCCCACTGGTCAGAGTGCGTTTCTGTCTGCCTAGTCAGCAATCTGCCCGTTAAATCCGCTGTATTCCACCGTGTCATTACAATAACAATCGAACCACCGGGCTGAAGTCGCTGTCTCGGCCCCGATGTGTACCATTCGTAACAGGAATCCAACAGATTAATCGACATTGCGTCCTGTTCAGAGTGCGGATCGTCAATAATCAGCAAATCTGCACCCCTACCGGCTATCGCACCACCCACACCTGCCGCAAAATACTCGCCACCCTGGCTTGTTTGCCACTTTCCTGCACTTTTTGAGTCAGAGGCCAAGGATACCTT